ATTACAACAACCTAAATCTATACAGTTAGGTAATCCACGAGGACTACCCGAAAACCCACTTGCGATTAACTCATCATTTTTAATGATTACACTTCCATAGTTTCTTTTTAGACAAGTTCCTCTTTGTGCTACCGTTTGTGCTATGTTTAAATAATAATTTATTTTATCAACTCTAATAATCAACACCTTCTTTATAAATCTTTTGATTACTTGTTGCTAATTTAATTCCATATTGTATATTATCATTTGTAATTAAATCTTCTTCATATCTTCCACATTTTATATAATCAAACAAAACAATATTGTTTTTTAATTTATTCTTAACTTCTTCCAAAGGATATCTTGTAAATAGCCATATTTGTTTATTTCTAAAAGCAAAATCTACAGCCATTTTACAAATATCATTGATATTATTATCCAGAGGATCACCGCCCAAAATCCATATGTTATCAATTAAATCATCAAATTCTTCTATTTTTAACAACATTTTATTTAATAATTCTTCGTTATAAGTCTCTCCGGCATTAAAATCCCACGACTCTTTAGAATGGCATCCTTTACAATGTGGCATAGCTTTACAGCCAGCCACATATATTTCAAAGGATTTATTAGCAAGAGTATATTGTGTTGCTAAAATATTCATTATACTTCTTCCTCCTTGTCATATTTATAGCATATTCTTTGAATTGTCTTTATACTTATATATGGATATAAATCTTTAATTTTTTGATATATTTCTTTTCTCTTTATATTTGGAATATATTTTATAGTTTTATAGTAATCTAAAATACTCTCTATGCTTGTAAGTGTTAATTTTGAACTTGTTCTTTTGTCTTGTAATAAATTTTCTTTATCCTTTGTGGATGAATGTTTGCCTCTGCACACTTTACTTATAATTGCTATACTTATACCATATAAATCTGCTAATTGTTGAAGAGTGTAGTGTCCACCTTCATATAACTGATAAATATTTAAATATTGTTCATTAGTTAATTTAAGCTTATTTTTTGTTTTGTAAGTATCTTTGATTAAATCTTTTAAACCCAATGTACTCCAATGTATACCTTTACAAATCTCGGAAATAATAGGTGTACTTAAATTATATCTTTTAGATAAATCATAAATTGTTTGCTTATTATTTGATTTCATGTCGTTATATATTGTTAAACCAATTTCATATGTTACTTTTGAAGTCGGACAATCTTCTCCTTTTTTATTATACATTGGGTTATTTTCTCCATATTGCATTTGCCCGCCTATATGACAATTATAATCTTCGGTGTTGTAAAATGTATTATATTTCGCAATCCAATAAATTTCTCTTTCATTTGCATCATCAATATTACAAATTTCAAGTACGGACAAAGAGAAATTCTCTTTGCCATACTTATTAATTGCTTTATCAATTGTCATTGAATTATGTGCTTTATTACAATGTTGTTTCCATCTTTGTTTGAGATTTATTGTTTGCCCAATATATTTATGATTATTTATTAAATTTGTAATTAAATAAATATATGATTTATTTTTCAATATTAATATCTCCATAAAATTGTCTATTAGGGAAGTCTAATTCCCTTCTGGTTTTATGCCAATTGCGGATTGCCGTTAAAAATCCGACTACTCGACTATATTTATTTACAATTTGTTTTCCACATATAGTACAAATTTCATCATTGCTTACTGTCATGTGTCCATTCTCACATTCAGACAAAACATAGTTTATCGCAAAATATACAACTCCTTTTTTTGCTGATATTCTAATCAAGTCCATAATACTTTTAGTGTCTTCTATTGGTGTATCAACATTTAAATGACAAATAGCACCACCTGAAAAATGTTCGTCAAACAATCCTTGTAATTTAATTCTATCTAAAATATCTGCATTTGTAACAAGTGGAATAAACTGATTGCTATAAATGTTGTATTTATTCTGATAGCCGAGTAATTTGTCTTTATCAGCCATCTTAATACTCATGTTTTCCCCGGGGACTTGTTCACAGTTATGCGGTGCATCATATTGTTTTTGTAATTTAGCATTTGTTGTATTAATTACATCTAATATTTTTAATGCTAATTCTTGACCTTTATCTTCAAGTATATTTTCACCTAATATTTCAATACATTCATTAAAACCATTTACTCCAACAGTTGAATATTGTTTTGAAAGTTCCATAAAGCCAAAAGTATACAATGGTTCATTCCCATTTTTAATTCTCTTGTCTACTATTTTTCTTTTAGCATTATTAACTTTAGCACAAACTTCAACTATTTTCTTTAATTCAATTAAGAATTCATCTATTTTAGGATGTTTTATAGCTAATCTAGGAAAATTAATTGAACAAACCCCTAAACTACCTATTTTACTAGAACCACTACCAAAAGAATTAAAATACTCTGAACCTTGTTCTGATCTTAGCCTACAGCACGAACTTAATGTTGATGTGTTACCACAATAGATATTAATAAATCCATATTTTTTATTATGTTCAGATATAAATCTTAAAAATTCTTCGTCTTTAATATTCTTTTCTTCATCAACTGAAAAACAAGCTGTTGTTACGGGGAATGTTAGTGGTGTTCTTTCTAGTTCGGAATTCATAATATTCAAATAAATATCTTGTATTCTTTGAACTATTTCTATATCTGGATTACTACCATCTGGAAAAATATAATCATCACATAATTTCTCTAAAAAATATTTATCATAAACACTTACGTTAGTAAATGGTGATTGATTTGCTCTCATTGGTTGATTTATCGTATATATAAAAGATATTAGATTTTCTTTTACATATCGCCAAATATCTTCTTCTGTTGCGAATTTAAAATGTGCATCTGATTTTGTTTTCAAAATGTTGTTCACATAATAACTCATAACAATTAACATATCAGCTAATCCCGTAGCTCCTAAAGTAGAATTAGATGCTATTACTGTGAATTGTTCAAGTTGTGATTTAAAGGCATATAAATGTTTTGGTGGCAATGACTTTACCTTTTTAACCATTGGTAAACCTTTTGTCATAATGTCATATGTAGAATAATTAAAGCAATATGGTAATCCAGCCCCTATTCCATGAAAATCATGTATGTATATATCTCCAGTTAATTGCATTTCAACAATTGTATTAGCTGTTTCGTGTCCGTATAATCTTTTTAATTCTTTCCAAAGTATATAATAACTATTTAATTTGAAGAATGGTTTGGGTAATTCTGTATTGTAAGCTATAACACTTATATCGTCTACATTTGCGTTAGCATCAATACTCGCATCTGAAGTTACTTTAGAAGAAAAGAAGTTTCTGCTAAATTCAGACATATCAAGTTGTTTTCCAATACCATCTAAGTCAAATAATTTTTGTGGATATTTCGCCTTTAAGTGCATGTATAAATCATCAAAATCTTGGTCGTAATTTGTTTTAAAATACATTATATTATCTCCTTTATGTCTATTATTTCGTCATCTTTAAATATAAGTGGCATATTTAATTGTGCTTTTAGTCTTGCCTTTTTTAATAGTTCTTTTTGTTTTTCTTCTGGTAAATCCGATAGTAAACCATATTCAAAGTCAATACCTTTATTTATTAATATTTGTTTTGTTATTTCACATCTTGAACAATTACTGTTTCCTATAACCTTTATCAAACAATCACCTCTTTTTAATTTAATCTTATTTATCTTCAAAGCCACACTCTGAACACCACATAAAGGCTATTTCTTCAATTCTGTGTGGATCATTGAATTCTAATTCACTATGTATTTCTTTTTCGGTTTTATATGTTAATTTGTTATTACAGATAGGACATAAACCTGATTCTTTCGACATTACATTAATCACCTCCTGAAACTCGTCTTGCTGGTAGCTATCATCCTTCAACTCCCTTAACTCAACCAAAACATCTTCTATGTATTTCTCGTCTGTATAATTCTTAATAATTCTAAGTAAATTTTTTATTGTAAACGAATTTACTGCTCGATAAAATGTTTCTTTTATTTGAGTCATCTCCTTTCTCTATAGTAAGGATATTTCTATCCCTACTATAGTATATGCTAAATTTTACTATAAGTCAATTACTATTTTTAATTTAATTCTAAAAATATATTACTTGATTTTTCTTTGGAATAATTACTTTAGTTGACAAACATTCATCTTCTAACCTTTTAGAAATATCTGAAGAGATATCGGCTTTTGCATCTACACTTCCATGAATAAAGCATATATAATCCGAGGTGTTTGTCTGTAATACGTATTTAATTAAATCTTGTCGCATTATATGTGATGAAAAACTTTCTAATACAACAACTTCTGCATTCATTAAAACTATTGATTTATCAATTTTAACTGTTTTTTGGTGCGTTTCGTCCTTTTGTTTGATTTTAGAAGCAATACTCCCTTCTGGGCTATAGCCACAAAATATTATTGTATTCTTTTTATTTGGCAAATACTGTTTACAATATTCTAACACATGCCCTGCATTTAAAAATCCGCTTGAACTTAACACTATCTTGGGCATTTTATCATCTGTTATCTTGCAAGTTTCTTTATATGATCTAACTCTAATTAAATTATCCCAACTAAGCAATTCATCAATATATTCCTTATTCTTACCTTCACAAACTTTTTCATAAACATCTAATAATTCATTGCTTAATTTTCCGTCTATAACTATCGGCGTATGTTTTAAATCATCATTTTTGTCAAGAATTTTTTTAATTCTTAAAGCCATCACGGGTGTCCTGTTGAGCGAAAAACAAGGGATTAAGCAATTCCCACCTCTCTTAATAGTTTCTCTTATTGTATTTTCAAGTATCATTAATTCTTTTTTTCTTAACTTCTTGCCTATAAAATCTCTATCAAATTTTCCATAAGTTGATTCATAGATGCTTATGCTAGAGTTTTTAGGTGGTGTTTGAGTTTCATAAGTAAAATAATTGTCATCACCTATGATATTTCCTAAATCACTACTATAAAACAATTTATGTACTCTTGAATTTAAATCCTTAAAAAACAACTCACAACTAACACTTCCAAGTATGTGTCTGTTTGGTAACAATTTTATTTGGATATTTGGAGTTAAATTTACAATTGTATCTACTTGTATATCTTTTATGTATTCTTGTATAGCTTCTATGTGTTGTGTTTTATAATACGGTTTATAATTTCTATCTTTTGCTTTCTTATATTTCTTCAACCAGTCGACTTCTTGCTCGTTGATATAACAAGCATCTGACCACATTATAGGTAAAATTGTTTTATTTTCTTTTGTTGTGATTATTTGACCACTAAATTCTCTAGTTGCAAGATGAGGAATTAAAAGTGAATGATCTGCGTGATTATGGAGTATAATCGCAAAATCTATATTTTTAACATCAAGTTTGTTTAATAGTCTATAATTATTATTGTAGTTATCAAGAATGCTACCTTCTTGATATGACCCTAACTCAAGTAATATATTTACATCTTTATCTAAATCTTTATCATAAAACGTAATTAATTGAGAACTACCAGTGACTCCGTTAACATTATTAGCAAAAAATTCAATTCTTGCTTTGCAACGTAAATCTTTCTTTCGTTTACTACCCAATCAAAATCATCACCTTCCTTTCTTATATGGGTTAAATTATCTCATCTACAATTTTCCAATCGATAGCCTCTTCAGAAGTCAAAATCCAATCTTGTTTTAGTATTCTGACTTCTTCTAATTTATCTTCAGTAATACCAGTACAATCTAAAACAATATCTTCCATTACTTCTTGCAACCTAATAGATTCATTTACATCATCAATTAAATCTGCTAACTTACCATAATTTCCAGTTGTTAATTGATGATACAATAGAGTACCATTCTGATACATAAATCTTCTATCACAAGCCACAAATATTAAAAATGCTCCTGAATATGCTTTATATGTATATGCCCATACTGGTGTTTTCATATTTTTTATAACTTCTGTAACTCCTATAGATTCTTCTAAATCTCCACCTCTACTTGAAATATGAAGATGAATTGGTTCTCTGTCTAAAGAACTATCACTGTTATACATATCAATTGAATCGTCTAATTCTTCATATAAATTCTTAGCATCAAATTTATTTTTCTTTTTCATATCAACTACGGTCATAAAATCATTAATTAATACTTCAATTTTTTCTTGTGGCTTTTGTTCATCATCCTCAGCTTCGATTTCTGCAAGTATGCGAATTAGCTCATGCGTTGAATCTTCGGATATTTCGCCAGTAAAATAAATATTGCGACCAACCCTTGAAACGTTTGTTTGAGGGAACTGAAGCCCATTATTGTTTAATTGTTTTTGCATATTTGTTACCATCCCAATTCAAATTTTTAATTTAATCTATATAAACGCTTATGCGATTATACCATTCAATCTACTTTCTGCTATCTCACAATATTTTTCACTTAAATCAAATCCTATGTATTTTCTACTTAAATCTTTAGCAACTTTTGTGGTTGTCCCTGCACCATTAAATATATCTACAATTAATGCATTTGTCCAACTAAACATTTTAATACATCTTTTAGCGAGTTCTTCCGGGAACATTGCAGGATGACCAAATTTTTTCTGTCTATTTTCGGGTGCGAACTTCCATAAGCCATTAGAATATTCTATAAATTCTTCTCTTGTTAAATCTGTTTTACCTTTGTATTGTAATTTTTTATTCTCTTTAGCAAATACAAGAATATATTCAAATGGTCTTGGAAAAGATGGAGATGATGGGCTTAAATAACTTCCCCAAGCTGTCCGATTTGAAGTTTGACATTTATCCCACACAATAATTGTCATTGGTATATATCCTA